TAAAAATAACCGCTACTCGTCAGCAGCGGTGGCACCAAGAGGGATCCCACCTCCTCCTCACATGGGTTGTTGCTCCGATTCTTTTTTCTCTCGGAAATGTGAGTACGGGTGTCGCCATCCCGTTAAGCCTCCGACCCGACTTGAACGGGTGACCTGCTGTTTACAAAACAGCTGCTCTATCCAACTGAGCTACAAAGGCATACGTCTCAGGCTGGATTCGAACCAGCGACCAACGCTTTAGAAGAGCGATGCTCTATTCCACTGAGCTACTGAGACAAGTGGTAGTTCCTATCGCCTCTAACCCTGAACTACCAAGGGGGTCACAGCAGTGGTCTCTCAACCACCTTTATAGTATAGGGTAAACCCTGACTGGTGTCAAGGGCCTTAGTACAATGGAACGAAAATTACCTGAGTGTATCTCATTTCGTTCTTGAACTGATTTGTTGGGGTGTGTTGTCCGTGAGGAAACTGAGAGTCAAAAAGAACTGCACGATTCTTTTTACCCTGTACAGTATATATCTGTTTAACTTTATCCTTTCTCTCACGAATTGTTAGAACAAAGTCATCGGGTACATCGTAAAAATTCATTCCTTCACCTTCTTCATAGTGTTCATTTAAGAAGACTACTATCGCAATCATACCAGTTGATGTAGGACCATAATCATGTCTATCACGATGAGGTCCATACCAATGAGTTTCAAATACCGAATCAAATTCATCAGTAAATGTAAAACAATTAACAATAAATTCTTTACTAGATCTTATTCGATCTACAGGAAAGTCAATAATGTTTGATACCAAATTTGGTAAAGTATGATCAAATGCATATGGAATAAGTGATCCTTCCATATTTGATCGATACACCTTTCTCCCATCAAAAAATGTTTCGTTATTACCTTCCTGATCCCAAACTAAACTGACTGGCATCTTAGGAATTTGTGCAATAACCCCATCAATATATTCATAGAAGTTGTCAATGACTGTCACCTTGGCGGGTCCAGTATCAATTGTTTCAATTATAGGAGTTTTGTTTAATACAAAAACTTTATTATCAAATATTTCAGAAGGATCAATAATCATAAATCAACCAAGTACAAGTCTCTTACTGTAATCATATGCATACTGTTGACGATATCCTTTGATACCCCAACCCAACCATCTATATGCAGGACGCATATATTGACTTACGGTTTGACCACCACCAGCAAAACTAGGAAGTGCTTGTTGGAATTGTGGTTCATTAATCATCCAACGAACCTGACAATCCAATTCACTTGGATTACAACCATACTTACTAGCAAAGTTTCCAAGTCCCCTATAACGACCAATAGAAGTCCATTGTATCAAACCATAACCTCCACTATGACATCGTTCATAAGGAACACGAGTACCTCCTTCACAAATGTTTGAATGAAAGTTAGATTCTGATTTGATATTACCCATGATTGTTGCAAGGGCATTACGATCATCAATCGGTGTATACTCCTGAAGTTTTGCAAGAACATACTGTTCATTGGGAGTACATGTAGGACAAGTCCATTCCTTATCAACCTCCACAATTTCTATGGGTTCCTGAACCACAACTTCCTCTTCTACTACTACTGCATCACCAGTGACTTCTGCAAGGTGATCGTCAAGTGTTTTTGCAGCGACACATGCACTACCAAGTAATGTTGCCGAAACAGCAATAGCAGTAAGAAATTTTCTAGTCATTGAAATAATTGTTAAAATTCGAGTAAAGTTTATTTATTGTAATAATCCTTTCGGTAGTACCGCCCAAGGATGTTTGAATTGTAATACAGGGGTGTCTCATCTGTCAACCTTTGAGACAGAACCTCGTTCAGAAACAACTGACGTGTCTCCTCAAAGTTAGTTTGACCCTTGGTATCGTGTAAGGAAAGTATCTCTCTAGAGAATTTATCCTTACCAAAAAGGTCCACATCCTCTTTTAATTCAGGACATGAACCATAGTATTTTTTCCAATCGGATTCTTGTTTTACCTTACGCTTCTTTCCTTTAGGGGTTCTAAAGGACCAAAAGTATTTCCTTCCGAGGTATTTACGGTTGGAGGAAATGTTGGTAATGAGATAAACAAAGCCAAAGTTATCCCCAATAAGATTGGAGGTAAAGGGTTCACCTTTAAACAACCAAGGGTTCTCGTAGTCACACACTCACTTTTCTTCATAGTCCTGAAATATATAGTCGTCTAACTTTTTGGCTTTTATTTTCTTATAATATTTGATTAGTTTTTGAATAAAATCAGAGTTGGAATCCTGAGAAGGTATCTTTTTTGACATCTTGTTTGATACCTCCAACGATATAACTCTCGTTCTCAGTCTCTTGTGGGGCTACCTGCAACCCTTTGCTGCTTATCCAATGTTGTGTCCAAGGAAGAGGATTGTTCTTGGCGGCAACATCATAGACAGGTTTAAGACCAATGGCCTTCATTCTACGATTGGCAACCCACTCAACATACTTCTTGAGTAGAGCATCATTAAGACCAATCATACTACCATCTTTGAACAAGTGATCTGCCCAACGCTTCTCTTCGTTCACGGCTTTATCAAACATTGCATACAACCACTCCTGCTCTTCCTTCATGATTTGTTTCATTTCAGGATCATCACCGGCAGCCCACTTGTTCAGAATGTTCTGAGTGATCGCAAGGTGTTGGTTCTCATCTCTAGCAATCAATGAAATAATCTTTGCAGATCCTTCCATAAGTTTGAGTTCACCAAAGGCAAAACTACAAGCAAAAGAGACATAGAATCTAATACCCTCAAGGATATTAACATTCGCAACTGCCCTATAGAGTTTGCGTTTTACATCTTTGATACTATCTTGAGAAACATGGGTATCTCTAAAGTCACTTGACCACAGTTCACCATTACCCCATGCTTGTGCACTGTTGATAAATGAATCATAAGATTCAGTTACACTCTTTGCTCTCTCCAGAATTCTAGGATCTGTAATGATGTGATCAAAGATATCACTAGGGTCTGGATAGATGTTCTTGATGATGTATGTGTAAGAACGACTATGAATCATCTCCATGAATCCCCACACTTCCATACATGCCTCTAGTTCAGGTAGTGAACAATAAGGAATGAATGCCATACCGGGACCACGACCCTGAATAGAATCCAACATGATCTGATACTTCAGATTGGAAGTATAGATATGCTTCTGTTCGGGTCTCAATGTATGATAGTCTGCTCTATCTTTTTGTAGAGATACCTCTTCAGGTCTCCAAAAATATCCCAACTGTTGAGTTGTAAGTTTATCAAAGATAGGATACTTATAAGAATCATATCTCTGAACCCCAAGTGGTTTGCCAAAAAACATTGGTTGTTTCTTGGCATCATGAACTTCGGTATTAAAAACCGTCATTCCTTCAACCTTTGCCATCGTATTATTATTCACCGATGAGACCTTAAACTGCGCAAGACTCACACTCGCCCTCCTCTACTGATTCTAGTTCGTTTAATAAATTATTGAGATCTGACTTCTCTTCAGTTACCTCGTCCGTTTTAATGTCGTAGGTGTTTTGATAGTAAGAAGTCTTCCATCCATACTTATATGTAGTCAGAAGGTCATTTGCCATCTGTGAAACAGGGACTTCATTGTTGGGATAGTTCTCTGGATTGTAACTCCAGTTACCAGAGATTGCCTGGTCAAAGAACTTCTGCATAACAGATACAACATTGATATATCCTGTGTTATCACTCATCTCCCATAGGAGTGTATAGTTATTCTTCAACGATTGATAGGAGGGAACAATCTGTTTAAGAGGTCCTTTCTTTGATTTTTTAATGGACAGGTAGTCTCTAGGTGGTTCGATTCCATTGGTTGCATTTGACACAACGGAACTGCTTTCCGATGGCATCTGTGCGGACAATGTTGAGTGCCGTAGACCATATTTTGAGATAGACGCTCGAAGACCCTCCCAATCATGAACTAACTCCTGTGATGAAATCTCATCAACTTCTTTTTTATATGTATCAATTGGAAGAATACCATCGGCATACTTAGTCCTACCGAAGTATTCACAGTGTCCTTTCTCTTGAGCAATCCGATTGGAAGCCTTGAGGAGATAATACTGGAAAGACTCTGACAATCCATGGACTGCATCCCATGCCTCCTGTGAGTCGTAGTCGTACCCCAGTTTGGCCAGGTAATGGGCCAGACCGATAAATCCTACCCCAAGTGACCTACGGGCCTTTGTGGTTACTTCTGCGGCCCTTACAGGATAGTCCTGATAGTCGATCAATTCCTCAAGACCACGGACAGAAAGATCACAAAGATCTTC